GATGGAAGATATGTATAAAATTCCAGAACCAAAACCAGAATGTTGGAGTTGTAATAAAACTTTTGATTCTGTATCTGTAAAAAATCAACACGAAGAAAAGTGTGATGAATGGATGGGTGAATAATGTATGATATTAAATTAATATCTGAAATACCAGAAAACTCTAACTTGTTAGATATGGACTGGGGTAAAAATGAAAATACCATTAAAGGTGATAAGCTAGACAATGTGTATTGGGCTACTCTTAATGGAGAAGTCTTGATAACTTTTGCAGATGGAAAAAGTTATAAGATACCTAGGTATTATCTTTATCAAATATATAATGATAAAAAACTAAAAGATGAATTGTATGATGATTGGAAACTAACTCATTTTTACAATTTTCGTTTAGACCATAAAACAGTTATTGAAAATAAAATAAGTAAATAAAAAGAGAAAACCTACCACAAGGCTGCTAAATACAGTTAGGTAGGTTTTTTCTATTATAAAATCTTTAAATTATCCCAACCTTTTTTATTAACAGTAAAGGTAAGCACACCAGGGTGCGACCACATACCACTTCTAGCAGTAAAGTCTATGGACTTATCTAAGCTAGGTGATTGAAACCAAGTCCTATCACCCTGTTGCTTACTACGAAAGTGATGATAGTGACCTGTGATTAAGATTTGACACTCACCTGCTGGAAGAAAGCCATACATCTGACCCTTCCACCAGTTTTCTATCTTAGTTTCAGGATTGCTGCCTCCACCTGAAGTCATGTGTCCATGTGTCCAACCACAAGTTATACCCTTGATGTCCATAACTTGATGGAAACCTTCAGGAACTTCTACTGTAACCTTTTTATAGCGTTCAGGATTAGCTTTCATAATCTCACCACATATCTGTAGGTGCATTGTATCTGTGTTATCTAATCTATTAGTAACAACTTGCCCTTTCTGTGACCTAGAAGCCTCACCATGATTACCTGGTGCTCCTGCTAGTACAAGTTTGTCTGCGTGTGGTAAAAAAGTATCTACTGTTTTCATAATTAATGACCTAGCCAACGCATATTGCTCTATCATTGTGAGTTCAATGTTAAATGGTTGACTGTCATAAAATCCATAACAGTTTTCAGTAAGGTCACCTAGTCCTATCATATATATTTCATCTATTTGGACACCTACCTTACGCAGTTCCTTAATTCTATTTACTGCATCTTGTAGGGCAACCTCGTAGCGTTTAAGGGTATTCTCAACGCCATAATCTTTCTTACCTAGCTGCCAATCAGCCATAAAAAATAAGAAAGCAGTATCACCACCATAAGTTTTAGGTTTTAATGTTGGTTTTTTACTTGCTTGTTTGAATAATTGTTGGAAATACTTATCATGTCCAAGTCTTTTCTTCTTTACAATGCCTTTAAACGCATAAAAAGTAGTAGTTTGTCCACCTTTTAACTGTGCGTTCCATGAACTAGCTCGTACAGAGCCTTCTATTTCGTAGATTTTAGGGTCAAAACCCCAACCTTCTAGTATTTGGTCAAACTTTTTCCTATAGTTAGGGTCTGTTCCAACATGTGTGATTTCTCCCATGCCTGTCTGTTCATTTACTTCCAGACCTGGTTGCCAACCTGATTTGTAGAAGTTGTTACCCCACTCTTCAGGTATATTTTTATTGGACATTTGTCCTCCTTTGCCCTGTCATTGACAGTTTACTACAAAGGAGTGACAAAATCTATTACTTAGTTATTTGTTTTTTAGCGTATGTTTTGATAACTGCAAGTGCAGCACCACCACCAGCTAATGCAGCTAACTGAAGTGTTTCAGCTTCTACACCAACTAATGGAGCAACTGTTAATGCACCAATGAACGCTTCAATGAATGTCCAAGCAGTACGCTCTAACATATCTTTTAAATCGTCACTCATTTTATACTCCCACGAATCAGACCAGGGTGTCCACCATACATCTTTCTTAAATGTACCATCTTGGTTTCTTGCTCTTTTAATTCTATCAAACATTATTGAATTAACCTCCCTTTCAACATAGCATTACCTATCAAAACATTTCCATTTATTTCTTCTAGCTTTTCATATACTGTGTTAGCTAACACTGTGTGGTCTTTAGCTTTATTATCTACTTGACCCTCTAATAATTTATTTATTGTTGTGTATTCTATGCTTACACTCTTGCCTTGTAGTAATTGACCTGCAACTTTTGCATACATTTTCTTATACGCTTTACCACTATGACCTATAAATCCATCTTTACCTAGGTCTAAATCTTGTTGTGTTTCTCCTACAATTAAACAACCTGAAGTATGTTCATCTGTATTACCAGAGTGTATAAGAATATAGGTAAAGTTAGGCACATCTTGTAAGTGTAACATACCATAGTGTGCATTCTTATATCTATCTGAATACTTAGCGTGGAAACCACCTGTCTTTCTAAACTTAATATCATAAGTTCCTTCTGGTATGCAAGTTTCGTGCATAACCTTTACAGCTTGATACTGGTCTTCTAATGTATAACATTCAAAGATACCATCTATAAACAACAAACCATTTGTTGCATCTGTTCCAAATTGTGTTCTAACAACTGTGAGTTTCACCTATACCACCTTCCTTACAGTTACATATATTAATGTGTGTACCCTTATCGTTTTTGTAAGAGCAACAAGTTACTTTCTGAACTTTATTGTTATCAACCATATACCTAAAGTTATTATAGTAGCTAAACCTGTGATTTGTCTTGCACTTCCAGTAAGTGTCAGTGTTGCAATAATTAAACCAACTAAAGTCCAACTAAGATTTAGTGTTTCCTTTATTGCTTCTACAAACCAAGCCCATAACTTTTTAATCATTAGCTTCTCCTAAATATAAACGCAGCCATACTAGCTATTCTAGTCAAGATTACAGGAACTACGACCTCCTGTGCTTTTTCTTTTTGGTCTTGTGTCATATCATCACCAATGTTGTTTATTGTTATACCTTCAAAATCTAAATCAACAAATGTTTCTATAGGATTTTCTAAGAATGCTTCGTACTGTACCTCTGTTACAACATCAGCAAGTGTGTAGTTCTCTACATCTGCATTCTTTACAGCTCTCTCTACATATTCCTCTACTGCTTTAGCTACGACTTCATCTTCTTTGACTGCTTCAGCAATAATCTCAACATCATCTTCTTCTACTTGTAATACTTCTGCTACGACTGCAACCTGTTCCTCTGTAAGTTCCTCTACATTTTCTATTGCTTCTTCAACAACAGCTTGTACAACTTCTTGCACTTCCTCTGTTGCCTGGTCTAAGTTCTGTACACCAATGTCATTAACTTGTTCTATAACTTCTATGACTTCTTCAATAGTAACTTCTTCTATGACAATATCTTCAATAACTTCTTCTACTTCAGCAACTTCAATAGCTACTTCTTCTTCAGTAAGTTCTTTTACAATAACCTTTTCAGGAACTTCTATTTCCTGTACAACTTGGTCTTGGACATCTTCCTCTTGAACTGTTTCTTCTCTGATGATGTCATCTCCAGGTATCTCTTCATATAACTCATCTTCTACTATTTCCTCTACAATAATTATTTCTGGTAACTCAATGACTTCTTCTTCAATAGCAAATTCTTCTTCAAGTTTCTCAACATCAATCTTAACTTCCTCTTTAGGAGTATCTTCTTCTTTGATAGGTTCAAGTTCCTCCACTTCATCTTGAAGCTCCACTTCAAGTACCATATCATCATCATTAGAAAGCTCTTCTTTGGTATCATCAACAACTATTATAACTTCTTCTTTTGGTTCTTCTTCTGGTATATTACAATCTCCACGCTCTATCTGTGCATCAGTCATATAGCAACCATACTTATCTTGGTTAGCAACTCTTTCTTTATCTCTATCTACAGTTCCATCATTAACATCTGCCTGCGTATAAGTTTTATCAACACCTTCAACTTTTACATCTACAATTATTTCTTCAGGTGGAATAGTTGTAGGTGGTGGAGGTGGAGGAGGTAATGTAGTGCTAGTAGTTGTAGTTTCCTCTACCACTTCTTCTTCTACTGCAGCATCTTCTGTTGTTGCAGGTGCAACTGTAGTTGTAGTAGTAACTACATAAGGATTACAAGCATCTGTTCCTGTAGGTGCTGACCAATCTGTTTGGTTAAATTCAAATGATACACCTGCATAAATGTTATAAACACTTTCAGTAGTTAAAGTAGAAACACTATTATCTGTTTCATTATTACTTCTTATTGCAAAATAAAAGTTTTTTCCTGCTAAATCTGCAAAGTAATATTTTAAATCATCATTACTAAATGTATAGTATTGCCAGGTGTTTGTTTGATGACCAAAAGATGTAGTAACACAGAAACTATTTGTTTCAGTTATACCACTAGAACCACTAAAAAATATTGTGTAGTTTTCTGGTGGACTATCTTCCCACCCATCAGAACCCAATATACCAATAGTTATAGTTCCTGCGTTATTATCTGTTGTAAGGTCTTGACCATAAGCAGGTTGTGTAGGAACATGGTCTGCCAATACAGGCATAGGTATTAATAAGAATAAAGCTAAGAGAAGTCTTAGCATTACATTACAATTGCTGCAACAACTCCACCCAGTGCTACAAGTAGCGTTAATACTTTATAAAACTCTGCTTTATCTAGTTTGGCATCTAGTTTTTCTTCTAATCTGTCAAGTCTATCAATGACCATATTGAGTAATTCCTTCTGTGTGTAGCCATTGTTGTGTGTCATTTATGGTAAGTCCTCGTGAGATAACCAATCCCACTCTTTATCCCAGTCATTTTGTGTAGGTGTAGCTAATCTTTTAAGATAAGATACAATCTCTTTTAAAAAAAATCCTAATAAAAATCCTATTATGAAGTCCATAACTACGATTGTATCATACGATTATCTTTTTAAATCTAAATAACCTTTTAATAATGCTCTGTATTCTTTTTTTGCTAATGATAATGAACG